CAGTTTAATCAAACTACAGGGATTCCTTATTCTAACCTGCGCTTTGCCTTTGATGACAAGTTAATCATCAACAGCGTCACGGCAACGAGAGTCGGAGGAGTCAAGCAATCGGCAGTAAACGCAGACTCTATTGCTAAGTATTTTCCCCATGGCATGAACGTAGAAAACCTCGTAGCCCAGACAGATGCGCAAGTCTTAGACATTGCTAAAATCTTTTGCGCGACCCGTGCTGAGACAACAATCAGAATTGATGCCATGACGATCGATCTACTCGATCCTAACGTGCCTACTGACACGATTATTGGGCTAGAGTATTTCGACAATGTAGAGATCACCAACGTACAGCCTGATTCGAGTACAATCGTTAAGACCTTGCAAGTGCAGGGCTTGGCGTGGGATATTACACCGAACAGCATGAAGTGTACGGTCACGACGCTAGAACCGATTGTGGAAGGTTTCATCATCGGGAGCAGTACTTACGGTATAATCGGACAATCCATAATGGGATATTAGGAGAAAACAATGGCAACAGGCTTTCCAGCGACAACAGGCGACATCTTTACAGCGGCAGACTATAACGGCCTAGTCACCTTTGAGATCAAGGCAGATCAGACAGCCGACTACACGCTTACTGTTGCCGACTCTTATCAAGTCCTAGTCCCTATGAATAAGGCTACAGCGATCGCCTTGAAGATCCCTACCAATGCGACAGCGGCTATCCCTGTCGGCTCATGCATCACTATTCTTAACGAAGGTGCTGGACTCTGCACAATCTCGGCCGTCACTTCTGGCACTACTACAGTCTTATCGGCTGGCGCAGTAGCGGCCTCACCTACCCTTGCCACCAATAAGGCGGCAACCTGCGTGAAAGTGGCCGTAGATACTTGGTACATCCTTGGGGCTATTGGGTAATGCTTAATAATCTTGCAGGAATTTATTCGCCAGTTGCGCCACCACCAAACCTAACTGTCAATTATTTGGTTATTGCTGGGGGTGGTGCTGGGCCTAGCAATGGCACAACTGGAATTGGCGGCGACGGTGGCGGCGGCGCTGGTGGCTATAGATGCTCCGTAAGTGGAGAATCATCTGGCGGCGGCGCAAGCGCAGAAACACCTTTAGATTTACTTACAGGGACAAATTACACGATCCAAATTGGCGGTGGTGGTGCGGCAAGTACTACTCCAACTTCAGGTGAAAATAGTATTTTTGCTACTATTACATCTAGCGGCGGCGGCGCTGGTGGATTTGGAACTGGTAACGGCGCTGCAGGCGGTTCTGGTGGTGGTGGTTCTAGTTTTCCGGGCGCTGGTGGCAATGGCACAACAAATCAAGGTCGTGCTGGTGGTGCTGGGTCAACTTCTCAATTCGCTGGTGGCGGTGGTGGTGGTGCAGCAGTTGTCGGTGGAACAGGTGGCGCCAACGCTGGTGACGGTGGGAATGGAGTTAGTTCTTCTATTTCAGGATCAGCAACCACTCGCGGTGGCGGTGGCGGCGGCGGCGGTGCGCCGTCTGGAATTGGAACTGCTCTAGCTGGTGCCGGAGGAACAGGCGGTGGCGGTGCAGGTGGTCGTGATGCAAACGCAACCAATGGAACAGCAAACACAGGTGGCGGCGGTGGCGGCACTGGCGGAACAAACGTATCTGGCGGTAATGGCGGTTCTGGAGTTGTGATTTTGAAATATGAAGATACAAAAACCATTACTATCGGCGCAGGATTAACAGGATCAACAGCCGCACCTTCTGGTGGATTTAAGGTAACTACGATTACCGCTGGTACAGGAAATGTGAGTTGGGCATAATGGCACATTACGCATTCTTAGACGACTCAAATATCGTTACGGGAGTTATTGTCGGCATTGATGAAAATGAACTCATTGAAGGACTTGATCCTGAAACTTGGTACGGCAATTTTAAAGGCCAGATCTGCAAGCGCACGAGTTACAACGGCAAGATTCGCTATAACTACGCAGGAATTGGATTTACCTATGATCCAATCGATGATGCATTCATTGCACCTATGCCCGACTGTGGGCACGACGAAATTGCACTTAATGATCTTAAGAGATGGGAGTGCAGTAACGATGAGCATCAAGCCATTACTTTGTAAGGCAGGGCAACAGTTACGCGAGCAATTCGATGACACCTTCCCAGATCGTGATCGGCGTTCCGATGGATGGATCGGCGATCTCCGTCATTCGCTCCGTGTTTCTGACCACAATCCTGATCCAAAGGCTGGGATGGTTGTCAGAGCAATCGACATTGACAGAGATGTACATAAGTCAGGCAAGCCCGACCTCATGCCCGATATTGCAGATCAGCTTCGACTCGCGGCCAAAACAGGCGAAAAGCGAATTGCCTACGTTATCTTCAACGGACGAATTGCATCGTCTCGCATGGGCTGGCGCTGGCGAAAGTACACTGGGAGCAATCCGCATAATCATCATTGCCATGTCTCTTTCACTAAACAAGGCGATGCAGATGGTTCGTTCTTTAATATCCCGTTACTAGGAGGCACAGTATGAACATGAAACATCCAATCGTTATCTCAATCGGTGCCTTCTTGGCTGTTTGGGGTACAACATCTAACTTCGCTTTAGACTATCGCGCTATTCTCGGCTCGATCGTTGCAGGCGTGTTTGGATACGCGAGCCCTAAAAAGTGACACAGACAGATTTCTTTACTCTCTACTTTGCAAGCCTAGCCGTGATCGGTGGCCTTGCAGGGTTCGTCATTACTCACTTGCTGTCTGAAATTAAGCGCCTTCATGCGCGTGTCGATGAGATATACAACATACTCTTAGAGCGATAATTTTTGCCATGGCAAAGAAGAAGGTCATTGACCTAGACACTTACAATGCACTGGATCAATATGCTATTTGTATGCACGAGTTCTATAAGTCTTTGCGTCGTGCAGGTTTTGCCGTTGATCTATGCCTAGCGATCATAGTAGAACGATCAGCTTATCCTGATTGGCTTATGCCATCGATCCCTGACCGAGTGGATCGCATACCCTACGAGGACGACGACGAGGATTAATGAAGCGCATTGTCATAGTGAGCGACCTACAGGTTCCCTTCCACGATAGACACGCAGTAAAGAATCTAGCCAGCTTTATCAGTAAGTTTAAGCCGCACGAAGTAGTCACTATTGGCGACGAGATTGATTTCAATACGATTAGCAAATGGTCAGAAGGGACGCCAGAGGCTTATGAGCAGACTCTTGGAGATGATCGCGATGAAGCTGTTCAAGTCCTTTACGACTTACAGGTCACGCAGACCATAAGGTCAAACCATACTGATCGGCTTTACAACCAGATCATGCGGAAGATTCCCTCATTTCTATCTTTGCCTGAGTTACGCTTCGAGAAGTTCATGCGATTTGATGAGCTTGGCATTACCTTTCATAAGAAGCCATATATCATCGCGCCTAACTGGATCGCAATACATGGCGACCATACCCCTATTAAGTCACAGGGGGGTCTCTCAGCCCTTGAGGCGGCCCGTAGGCACGGTAAGAGTGTCATCTCAGGTCATACTCACAGGGCAGGACGATCGAGCTTCTCAGAGGCCTCTGGAGGCCGTATAGGCCGTGTCTTGCATGGCATAGAAGTAGGCAATTTAATGGACTTCTCTAAGGCAGGCTATACAAAGGGATCAGCTAACTGGCAACAGGCATTTGCCATTATGTACGTCGAAAGCAAGAATGTGCAGGTCGATCTTATCTACATCGAGAAGGATGGCACATTCGTAGTCTCAGGCAAGCGGTATGGACGACCTAGATAACGACCTAGCGCGGTCGATTGATGACCAGATAGACGATGCAGAATTGTTACCGTTTCGTTATCTAAATATCCTTGACCTAGCCTAGACATCTGTCATCCTTGCCCTAACAACAACAGAAAGGGCAATCATGTTTGATCCATCTCTAGGCGATGCAGTTGTAATGATTCTGTTATCTGCACTATGGTTTCATTTAGGCCGTATCGTCGGCATTCGCGTAGGTTATCTTAAAGGCCGCAAAGCTGTTAGGACTTACTACGCATCAAAGGAAAGGGTAAAAGTGTGAAAGCAAGTGAATTCCTTAGTGAAGCAAAAGCAACAATTCAAGATCGTGGAATGGAGTACGGACACCCGTCAGACAATATGTCCAGAACAGCATGCCTATGGTCTGCATTCCTCCAAATGCCTGTTACTGACTATCAAGTGGCGTCATGTATGGCATTGGTCAAGCTCGCACGAAGTATGGAGTCTGGAAAAGTCGATACATACATCGACGCTGCAGCCTATATGGCAATAGCCGGACAACTACACACAGAGGAGAATGAGCTCTATGTTTAACCTAGAAGATTACGAAACAGTAGAAGAACGATTAGTAAAGTTTTGGAAGGATCATCCTGATGGGCAGATACACACAAAGTTACTTGATCAAACAGCTAGTCGTTTTATCGTTGAGGCTAGTATCTATAGAACTGAGGCTGATGCTAGGGCTTGGACGACTGGCCTTGCAGAAGAAACAGTTCAAGGTCGCGGAGTTAATGCTACTAGTGCTTTGGAGAATTGTGAGACAAGTGCGATTGGGCGTGCGCTGGCTAATGCTGGCTATGCGACAAAAGGCAAGAGAGCAAGCCGAGAAGAAATGACAAAGGTAATTAAGGGTAATGAAGTAAAGGCTAACATTGACCAAGTGAAGGCTAAGATGGCACAGACATCGGGCGAATACATTCCAGTAGTAAAGGAAGATGATTTATGGACAATCAAGCCAGCGACTATGCCGCCCACAATGGCGGAAGCTGTTGCGACGGTGAAAGAAACTATTGGAGGACAGACAGAGAGGGACATTCCTCGATGTCCTCATGGCGAAATGATTTGGAAGACTGGGCAATCCGGAGCCGGTAAAGCATGGGGACATTTCAAATGCTCTGCATGGGTTACAGGCGAAATGACACGATGCCCTAAGGGTGAAGATGTCATTTGGTATGAGATCAACAAAGATGGCGCATGGCAACGACAGAAGGCTAGAGTCTAATGGGACGCTTACAGTTTATGAATCAAGATGGTGAATGGGAATCGTTTCCAACAGAGGATGAAATTCACAGATCAAAGGAAGTGATAGCAATACTTGAGGAATTTACATTCACGACTAGATGCTGTTTGTGTAATGACTCAATACCGTATAAGGATATAAAGGTGAACTTAGTGAATAAGTCATGGTCATGCGAGAAATGTCACGCGGTCAATGGCCTCACAAAGCCGTAAATATAGAGGATTCTCGACTGAACGCGTAGTCGCCAAGTACCTTTCGGGTTGGTGGCCACATGCAGACATCGGTCGAGGGGCTGGAAAAGATATAACACATGTCCCGTTCGACATGGAGGTTAAAGCTAGATCGGCGTTCCAGCCTAAGGCATGGATCGATCAGGTTACTAAAAGAGCTGCTAAGCGAGGCGACTTGCCAATAGTAGTGTGTCGATTGAATGGACAGGGAGAAGGTAATCCACAAGATTATCTGGCATTCATAAGACTAGGTGATCTGGTCGATCTATTGCTCAAGTCAGGTTACGGTGATTACAAAGGCGATCGCGATACACTAGAGCCTATGAGATGCAAGATGTGTGGAGCATGGAGCTTCACCGAAACTTGCAGAATGTGTCAGAGTGATCCAGATGCCAACCTATGAATTTGAGTGTGACAATGAAAAGTGCGAAAGCAATGCACGCATTGAGGAATGGCTAAGTCTTACAGAGCCCCATGATCTGGAATGCCCATTCTGTCATTCACCTATGCACAAGGTTTATAGCTCTATAGGAGTAAGCTTTCGTGGGACAGGATTCTATTCAACCGATAACAGATAAATGTGATTCATTTCACATTCTATTAATGTCCGAATTGGAGTAGTTTAATATGATTCATCCTCTTGACAGCCGTGTTACTCTCAGGCGAGAGCCCTTCAGGGGCTCAGCACGCGCCCGTAAGGGCAGAGCGCGAGTGGTCGCCATCGCTATTGGGACAGCTCTATTCATGAGCATAGCTCCTGTATCAGGTGCGTCTAACCAAGCAATTCGTTATGTTAAAGATTTAGCAGACTATCAATTAACAGAGAAGCAAGAAAAGTGTCATCATGAGATTGTCTATAGAGAATCAAGATGGAACTATAGAGCAGTAGGTAATCTAAGCGGCACCAAGCGAGTCTATGGGCTCTATCAGATGAAGACTGAGAGCCTAAAGAGAAGCTCAGCAATCACACAGTTTTGGATGTACTATCACTATGTAGGACGTCGTTATGGATGGACTGAGTATGAAGATCCTAACTACTGTGGTGCATTGCATCATCTAAAGACTAAGGGATGGCAATGAGTACTAAGCGCGGTGATCCTCGTGGTAGTAGAGCATACAAAGCTAGACGCTTAGAGATACTGCAACGTGATCAATGGTCATGCTTCTACTGTCAACAGCCAGCTACAACAGTAGATCATGTAATACCGATCAAGGCAGGCGGTGATCCTATTGCATACGACAACCTAGTCAGCTGTTGTGCAAGATGCAACAGTCGCAAAGGAAGTAGATCAGAGGGCGTTTTTTTAGCACAACAGGCCAC